GTTTGGTATACGACTGTATGTTTTATATTTTGTCCTCGTATCTTTATTGCAACTATCGTATGCTTAGTGCATTATGAGAATTGTACATATAATGATATGAGAAATGCTGTATTAGATAAGAATATCAGATTGAGAACTTGCTTACGTGAGAATTACAAAATTAGATATTCATTCTATGCAACAACTATTTTCTCTGGTCTTACCGGCTTGTATGCGCTATATAAGTGTGTTAGTTCATTTATGAATTTATATGAATCACAACATATGGTAGTGCATGAGCCTGAAATTGAAGTGAAATATCATCACATCAAAGATAGGCCCGTTTATACTGAAAGACCTGAGAATACAAATAGCGAAGAGCTTGGTCATTTTAGGATGAAACCTCGCCTTGCTCATGAAGCTGTTACTACTCCTCCGGCAGCCTTTAATAATTTGATAGCCAAAAGCTTGAATAAAGTATATATCACTCAAGGAGACGAAACAATGCAGGCATATTGTCTGCCGATAGGATCTGAACGAATGATTCCTAATCATATTATTCCTTTGAGTGGTAATTTTGATATCAAAATTGAACGAGGAGATTGGAAATATGGACATAAAGATGTTCCGCAATCTTATGTTAAATCTTTTGTTAAGAGAGGTTTACTTAAAAATCATATTGCAGATGTATCATTAGTTCATACTCCCAATGCGCCGCCAGGCAAAGATTTATCAATTTATTTAGCAGCACCGGGATCATTGCCTAACAGTGGCCCTGGAACTTATCTGCATTTTGATAATGATTTGCAAAAGTTTGTTGAAATACCTGTTCATTTTAGACAAATTTCTGCTATTACCTATACCTCACCAAGGGGAAAACTAACACAGCATGTGTATGAGTGTGAAGCTCAATATCATACTTGTAATTTAGGTGATTGTGGACAACCATTACTATATAAAAATAGTATTATTGGTATCCATGTTGCAGGACAGACAGGATCAACAAAATTTTATTGCGTATGTATCGATAAGGGTATGCTTGACGAGGCTAGGGAAGCAATGAAATCAAAAGATTATTTTGTTAAATCTATTCCTTCGGAACCTGTTTTTAAGAACAATCTGAAAGAGATTTCTATTGTGGACCAATCTACTGATTATGTCAAGCAAGCTCTTGATGTCGATGCAACTCCTATAGTTTCTTTGGGGACTGTTCTAGCCGCTGGGGGTGTTTTATACAAACCTAGGGCTGAGAAACATTATTTTGAAAATCATAATAAAGCTGTTGCAGAACAGTTTGGTGATATTCAATCTCGTCCTCCAAAATATGAAAATGGAGAGTTGCAAATTAATACGACATTAGCCAAATACAATACGCCGAAAACTGATGTTCCTATCGCATTGATGGATAGGGCAGCAGAAGATTACCTTCATACCAAGAATGTCGATGGTGAAACTATTTATTCAATCGCTAATGATTATTACCAGAATGATTCTGAATTCTTTTCAGTTCGTTCGATTCAGCAAGCTATTGATGGCGATACCACAGGTATTATTCGTGGAATGCCTAATAGTACATCATCAGGAATTTGTTATGGGGGATCCAAAACAAAACATCTTGAGTGTGATGAGAATGGAGTTCCATTACATCCTCGACAATTGAAAGATTATATTATGGATGATCTTGAGAAAGTTGAGGAAACTTGGAGATCTGGGAAAGGAACTTTTGATCCTTTTGTTAGAGCTTCTAAGGTGAATGAGTTGCTACCTTGGGAAAAGGCAGCTGAGAAAACTCGTTCTGTATATGGAAATGATATGACATTTTTCATCAGTGCTACTAGAGCGATTATTCCTATTAAACATGTGTTG